CGGCCAGCTCTGCTTCTTCCTCTTCCCGAGCTATTTGTACGTAGTGGTCTTGCCATGCGCGCTCTTCGATACGGTCATGCATGAAATACGCGTTCACGATTCCTCCTGTAAAAGGGCGTAAAAATCCCCGGCGCCTTGTTAGCCGCCAATTACGAGGGTTTGATTAATGTCCGAAAGGGTGGGTCAGTGAGTTAGCGGATTACCGAACCCATCAAGAAAAACTTCGACTACTCGATCAGTAATGCGGATTTGCTCGCGCATTGAGTGAAGGTAAACGTGTTTACCGCGGATCGCTGAGACACGGTAAGCGCAACCATCGCGGAGCGCCATCATTCCAGGTTCAAGGCATTGCCTGATTACCGGCATAGTGCCGTAGTGTTGATTAACCATCTTCTTTCTTGCCGTTATCGCCCGGCTGGCGGAACGTTTCGCCAAGTAATCACTGCGCCGTGATTGCTGTTGATGGCGTTATGTTAGTTATAGCTAACGTATCAGGCAAGGTTTTTTTGTTAGTTTTGGCTAACAACTGAGGTGATTGTCGAATAAGTCGTTGTTCGGGTTGCTTTTATTTTTGTGAACTGCGCTGACGTGCCAAAAGCATTTCCTCGAAAAGTTTATTGAAGTTATCAACACGAGCCCTTAGTTCATCCAGTTGCGCCTGTTGTTCTGAAGCAGGAAGGGCGTCAAACAGGTCTATTAGCTCTTTATGTCTTTCGTCAAGGATTTGCTGTTTTTCCTCTGAAGGTGGTGAAGGCTCACGTTCGTCGTCGCCAAAAAGTATCCATGTGGGAGAACATCTTAGCGCTTTGCTGAGCGCAAAGAGGTTTTTCCCAGTTGGTTCGCTGTCGTCTCTTTCCCATTGTGAAACAGAAACATGGGAAATTTTGAGCGCTTTAGCGAGCGTTCTCTGGGTGTAATTCATCTCTGTTCGGCGAGCTCTTATGCGCTCACCGATTGATAAGTTTTTCATGTCCATAGTTAGCCAATGCTAAATCCTATTGACTTAGTTATTGTTAACACCTATTTTGTTAGCCATGGCTAACAAAATAGGTTCAGTTATGTACAAAACAGAAGCCCTTTCATATTTCGGAACGAAAACCAAACTGGCACGCGCAGCAGGTGTTCGTTTGGCATCAATCTATAAGTGGGGTGATTTAGTGCCAGAAGGTAGGGCCGTAAGGCTACAGGTAGCTTCACATGGAGCCTTGAAATATGACCCAGATATTTACGAGCAGCATGACAAAGAGAAGCATATCGCTTTGCTAAATCATAGAAACCAAGCCTGATATTGCAGGTTGAAAGCCACTTAATGAAAGTAAGTTGTATGGAAGTATCAACGATGAAAAACGCACAGAAACGCACTACGAGTAAAACTCTGCAAATTGAAACACGAATCAGGAGCGGCATCGCTGCTCTTGGGGTCACACGAGTTGCTAAAGATATGGGTGTACATCATTCGCAAATAAGCCGTATGCAAACAGGGAAAAATTGTTTTGTGGAGCGGGCCGCCAAGCTGTTGGCAGTAATAGATTTCGATGACCGCGAAGAAACGGTGATTATCAAAGGCGAGCAGACGGCAGAGGTGGCGAAAGCGCTTATCTCTATGCTGGAGCATTTAAAAGGCGAAACCCCGTACTGCGCTAACAGTGCCGGGGCTTCTGAACGCAAATACATGGGCATGTAATTTGCGTAATGATTATGACAAAGCAAATTTTGACTATCAACATCTCAATCAAAAGTACGGATTCATAGCGTTTATTGCAGGTGGCACACCATGAGTATGGAATTGATGGCTAAGGCTATGAAAATCAATGTTGGTAACCCGCTGCGTAAGCTGGTGCTAATCAAGTTGGCGGATAATGCCAGCGATAAAGGCGAGTGTTGGCCGTCATATCAGCATATTGCTGATCAATGCGAAATTACTAAGCGTTCAGTAATGAACCATATATCTGCGCTTTGTGAAATTGGGTTGGTTAAAAAAGAGACACGCATAGGTTCCAAAGGTAATTCGAGCAATCTATATATTTTGAAGCTGGATAACACGGCGAAATCACCGGTAGGTAATGAACGAAATTCACAAGGGGGTAGTGAATCTGGTTCACTACATAGTGAACCTCTTTCACTAGGGGGTAGTGAATCTGGTTCACCCAGAAGCAGTCACTTTATAGAACCAGTCAATGAACCTATTACGTCAGAGAACGCCACCGCGTCCTCTGGCGGCGTTAAAAAACACAAGGATTTGATTGTACCAGTTAGATCCGATGCGGCTATTCGTTCACCAAAAGGCCACAAGTGGGGAACCGTTGATGACCTGCGAACCGCTGAATTGATTTTCGGCAAAGTGCAGGAGGTTACACCAGCCGCGCGCAAACCTAACTGGGCGGCATGGGCCAATGACATTCGTTTGATGCGAGTAGCCTTAAACGTCACACATGCTGAAATTTGGCAGGTATTCACTTGGGCGAACACCGATCATTTCTGGCAAACAAACATTTTGTGCCCGGCCAAGCTTCGCGAGAAATGGCCGACGCTGACCGCTCAGATGATGCGGCCATCACGTCAGCGCTCTATTGCGCTGCAACAGCATGCGCCACACTGGAATAGCCCTGAAGCATGGGAGGACGTACTGTGAGTGAACAACTGATTCAAGCCATTGCAGATAAAGACAGCCAGACGCTCTCTCGGCTTGCTAATAAATACCAACCGGCGCAAGAGCGCACCGCAAAAAGCGTAGTAAATACCGATGCTGAGCGTCTGGTTGATGCACTGTTTCGTCAGCTTAAGCAAGTATTTCCGGCGTCGGCTGCGACAAACCTACGCACCGAATCCGACGAGGCGACAGCAAAGCAGCAGTGGATTTTGGCATTCGCAGAGAACGGCATAACCAAGAGGGAGCAACTGGCTGCAGGTATGAAACGGGCGCGCGCGAGTATTTCGCCTTTCTGGCCGTCTCCTGGGCAGTTTATCAATTGGTGTCGAGAGGGCGAGTTTGAGCAGGCCGGGTTGCCGTGTGCGGACGAATTGGTAGCAATGGTACACAGCTACTGCTCCCGCCGTGGCCTTTACGCTACGCCAACTGAATATCCGTGGAAACATCCATCTCACTATTGGATGGTAACTCGACTGTACAGCGGGATGCGTCTAAACGGTTGGGGTGAAATAGAACTTATCAACCAAGCAAGGGCGGAATTAGTTGCTATGATCAGAAGGATTAGGAGTGGAGAAAAAATACCAGACCCTGTGCCAGTCATAGAAAAATCGAGCACGCGTTACGTTTCACCAGAAAAAGGATTGGAAATCATTACAAAAATACGACGTGATGTGATGAAAAGAAACGGCATAGAATGATAGGTATTTTGCAGTTGTATCAAGGGGCCTTAAGCCCCTTTTTAATAGTAAAAATAAAATCTAAGATGGGTCTCTTGGGTGTAAAAAGCCATTTAAAAACTCCCTGAAACGTACCTGGATCATTTTGCGCGCATCCGTTAAGCTAACTCCATTGGTCTCGAAAGTTTTTAACGCCTCTTCAAGCGTAGTAATGCATTTTTCATACGTCCATTCATTACGAAGCCGGTGGATGTGAAGGACGTAAAATATTTTTTGCTCAATTTTTTGAATGCTATCTGTGGAGGACGCATAAGCTTTTTTAATTTCAAAATAGCGTTCGACTATTTCTGGGGACTGTGAAAAGTCGAAGTTTTCCTCATTAAATATCTCATCGTAATACTTTCCAAATATATGTTGTTTTTGATTTGATGATTTTTCTGGGCTTCCTTGTAGAGCAAAAAGTATTTGGCCGAATTGCTCCATGCTGATTTTATATCGATAATCCTTTTTATCATCCATTCCAGTATCGCCGTTTTTTCGAGAATAAATAATGTCATTTTCGTCCAATAATTGTTCAATCTGAATTTGGAGTGTGCTAAGAGATTTTAAATCCACGCTTGAAATTGAATTCTGGCTGTTAGTATATTCGGCAATTTTATTGGCGGTTTCGCTGTTTGAAGCGTTAAAAATGCGTACAAGTATTTCGCTTTTAGAAAGGAAATCAGTGATATGAGTTTTATCGGCAGCGTTGAAATCGTGAAGTGTTCTTAAAGTTTGACCGCCATTTAGCACCTGAATTCCTGTCAGACTAATACGCACTTTTCGGTTTCCATTTACTGGATGCGCTTTAATGTCATCGGCAACTATAGTTAGTCCATTATTGTACATAAAAAATTTACCGGGGTCTTCACGCAAAGTTTTTGCTATCGCAGCGTTGTATCTGGAACGTTGGACTAAGCCTCTAACATTATCAAAGAGAACGCCAAAGTCTATTTTTTGTTCAGCCAATGCATCAATGTTTTCACAATTATGATCTAAGCGAAGATCGACGTTACGGCATGTCATTCTTATTACGTCTGCTGCATTCAACCTAACGACATATGATTTTGAAGTGGAAATGGGATTTTCAGAATAAGACATCAAAGCATCATTATCTATGATTAGTTCAGCATTGATTGGCGCTGGTCTTATTGACATCATACTTGTTATATGAGGAAGGCAAATTGACAGCACCTCCATATCATAGAAGATTTTCAGCTGTTGGACAGCACTTTCGTCATGCTCGATAGGCATAGCCTCGATACTAATCATATATAAAGAAAGCTTCCATACATCATTTGCATTCAGTCTTTCAATTATTGAATGTACATATGATTCAAGCTTCCCGTTTAGTCCATCAGTACTATCGTTCATTATGCAGTTAACCAACTTGGTAGAAACAAAGGCTTCATTGAAACTTTGTTTTTGGTCCGCTTTAAAGTTTGCACGAAACTTAAAATTAAATAATTTTATCTCTTTGGTATCTTCATCAATAAAAATTGCATCAATGCCATGATCATCATATCTGCTACCTGTTAAATAAGAATTGTATTCAGTATCGGTAATATAATCGCTTATTTTATCAATATCTTTTTCATTGCAAAGAGATTCAAGCATGAAAAGATAAAATCCGAATCTCTGCTGTAGTTTTACATCAGATACATGCTGAGCGAAATTATTTGTTTTACTGAAGAGTTCGAAGTATTTCTGACATTTGATATTGAGGAGCTTGAAGTCATTAACACTAACATGTGACATGGTTTGTTCTCTTTAAACGGATTTGTATTAAGCATTATGCCAGATAGGTTTGATAATTTATTGTGAGTCAGTTTACATAATTGAGTATTTTATTGAGTCAACTGGAGGATTAGTTTTGTTATTAAGGTTCAGTCTCGAGCAGTAATGATGAAGAGGTAGACTGATAATTTTGTAAAAAAACACGTCGAAGATTGGAGTTTGAAGCATGGTTAAGCTGTACTTAAAAAAATATCTTGGCTG